CCCGTCTGCGTACGGACGCAGCAAAACGAGGTTTCTGGTCGGGGGAACTCCCCGAATTTGCGCAGGGAATTCCCCTGAATAGTCCTTGTAATCGTCCGCATAGTGTGTATGCTCGAAGTATGGAAAGAGGAGGAAACAAGATGAAGACCAAGAAGCCACGAACCAGCACCTGCATTCACTGCGGTCGAAAGATCACCGAGAAGCAGGCCAGCGAGGAATACATCAACGCCTACCACCAAGACGGACTGGTCTGGTTCGACACCGAGCGTGAGGATCGAGCACTTTGCATGATCGACCGCTACTCAACAGCCCATGTAACAAAGCGAGAGTGGAGCGCAGGTAACTGATGACTATCTGGATATTGAACTTCAAAGGCAATGTTGATTTGCCATTGTGGCTGAGGGTGTTCCTGCTTAGTTTGGCAGTCTTGGGCAACCTTGCTTTACTGATTTGGATTGTGAGGAACTGGTGAAGAAGGAGCACACGCCAATCGATGCACTGATTCTTGAGCGAAAGGACTTGCTCGGATTCTCGATCCAGCGCATCGCCATCGGGCAGCGCAAAGTCTGGAGGGTGCTTGATATGGAGAAGCGTCAGTTCCGTGACTATCGAACGAGGTTCAATGCGGAGCAAGCGATCTGCGCAGTGGTGAAACAAGCGATGCGAGGCTGATACTCTTTGAGTCCCCCCGATGGGGTGTGCTTCTGCTGATCCAGAAGCGCACCCCATTTCATTTGTGAGAAGATGAGAACGGATCAAAGGAAACAGCATGGGCGGTAAAGGCAGCGGTGGACACAACCGCAAACCAGTTGAGCGTAAGGTTCGGACGGGCAATCCGTCTAAACGGAAACTGCCTGAAATCCCTACTGCCACTGTGACTGCACTCCCGTACACCCATGTCCCTGAACCTCACCGTCCCCTCGGTGAGGCTGGTCGCAGACTCTGGGAACAGGTCTGGCAATCAGGTGCTGGCTGGCTCAAACATCAGATGGACACCGAACTGGTACTGATGCTTTGTGAGGCCACGCAGGAACGCACCGTGTTGCGTGTCCGTTTACAGCAGAACCCTGACGCTTGGCGTGACCGCAGAGCGTTGCGTGAACTGGATCGACAAATCATCACGCTGCTCGGACAGATAGGATTCACACCATCAGAGCGAGGACTGTTGGGAACTGGAGAGGTGAAACAGCATGAGTTCAGCGACCTCCACAGGCGCATTGCCGAAAAGCGTTCAGCCAGCAAGTAAGTGGAAGCCAGCGTTCTACACGCCACGCCGATACCCACAAACGGATGGCGATGAGATCATCGCTTTCGCTGAAGCACACTTTCAGGTTCTCAAAGGGTTCAGGGCTGGCGAACCTTTGCGGTTCACGAACTGGCAGCGATGGTTGTTGCGTGGCCTGTTCGAGCGCACCGACACAGGCAGGCTCAGGTATCGCAGAGCGTTGATCGGCCTACCCAGAAAGAACGGCAAGAGCCTCATGATGAGTGCAGTAGGTGTGTATTCGATGATCGCTGGCGAGGCTGGCTCAGAGATTTACGCTGTCGCCAACGACCGTCAGCAGGCTCGCATCATCTTCAACGAAGCCAAGCAGCAGATCCAGAACTCTCCGCTTCTCGCAGCCGAGGCCACCGTCTATCGGGACGCTATCGAGATGCCACGCTTCGGATCGGTGTTCCGTGTGCTGTCCAGTGAGGTGAGAGCGCAAGCAGGACTCAACCCATCGATCACGCTGTTCGATGAGGTTTGGGGACAGCCAAACGCTGACCTCTTCGACCAGATGTCGTTGGGATCAGGTAACCGTATCGAGCCAATGATTATCAGCATCACGACCGCAGGCTTCGACCTTGATTCGCTCGCAGGCAAGATGTATCAGTACGGAAAGCAGGTCGCATCAGGCGAGATAGACGATGACACCTTCGGCTTCTGGTGGTGGGAAGCACCCGAGGACTGCGACATCAACGACCGCAAGGCGTGGGCAATCGCTAACCCGAACCTTGCTGAAGGCCTGCTCGATCCAGAGGACTTGGCCTCCGCAGTCAAGCAGACAGCCGAGAGCAGTGTCCGCAGATGGCGACTCAACAACTGGACACGCTCCCAAGAGTCATGGCTACCGACAGGAGCGTGGGAACAATGCGTGGATCATCAGCGCACCCTCGAGCCAGATCTGCCCGTGTGGGTTGGCATCGACATGGCTTTGAAGCGAGACACCATCGGCGTTGTCGTTGCTCAACCGCAAGAAGATCGGGTTGTTGTGCGAGCCAAGATCTGGCAACCGCAAGTCGAAGGCGTAGATGTGGCTGGCGTAGAAGCCCATCTCAGGGAACTACACAACACCTATCAGGTGCAAGAGTTCGTTTACGACCCTGCGTTCTTCGAGCGAAGCGCAGAGATACTGTCGGACGAAGGACTAAACATGGTCACCTTTCCGCAGTCAGCGCAAAGAATGATCCCTGCCTGTGGCAACGCCTACGAGATGATTGTGGCTCGAAAGGTCGCCCACGATGGCTCACCGATGTTCACCGATCAGGTTCTGTCTGCTGCACAACGCATGAGTGCCAACGGATGGACGCTCAGCAAAGGCAAATCGAAGCGCAAGATTGACGCCTGCATTGCTATGGTTATGGCTCTAGATCGTGCAACAAGAAAACCACCAGAAGAACCCACACCATCAGTATTGGACATTTGGACATGAACCTTCGCCAGATCATCACCACCAGCCTCGAAGTAATCGGAGGGATTTGTATCGTTGCAGGCATCTGCTCCTTTAGTGTTCCTGTCGGTGTTATTGTGGCAGGAGTATTGATGGTGATTGCTGGAGGTCTAGCAGCATGAGTTTGTGGCGAAACAGAGAGTCCCGTGCGCTCCCGACCAGCATTGATCCGTACCAGATCACTGCACGACCGCTTTACAATAACTGGTCTGGCGAGATCATCAACGAGGTCACGGCTTTCGCACACTCTGCTGTTCTCGCTGCAGTAACTATTCTTGCTGACGCTATCGCTTCAATGCCAGTCGAACTGACTCGCACACGAGGAGGACGAATTGAAAAGTTGCCAACTCCATCCGTCCTGCAGAAACCCAACGATCACCAGAATATGTTTGAGTTCGTTCACCAGACCATGCTCACTCTTGCGTTACATGGCAACGCATACATCTACGCACCACAAGGATCTGACGGGCTTCCAGTTGAGATGCGCAATATTCACCCCCGATCGGTCAGAGGAATCGTAGAGACCGACACGGGCGAGTTGCTCTACGACATGGGGAAGGTCAAATATTCCTCGAAGGATGTTCGAGCGATCCACTGGATGCTTCTCCCGAATCAGCGCATCGGTATCTCGCCACTCGAAGCCATGCGTAACACGGTCGGAACTGGTATCGCAATGGATCGCTTACTTGCACAGTTCTACGGTGAAGGTGCAAACCCATCCTCGGTACTTGAGACTGACGGTTCGCTTACTAAAGAGCAGGCGCAGCAAATCCGTGACGCATGGATGGAAGCGCACAACAAGCATCGCAAGCCAGCCGTGTTGCAGGGTGGATTGAAGTGGCGATCCATCACTACGAGCGCAGCAGATATGCAGATGCTCGAACACAAAGAGTCCATCATCCGTGATATTGCTCGTGTCTATCGCATCCCACTGCACCTCATCATCGGTACTGGCGGAGACTCGCAGACCTATCAGAACATCGAAGCGTTGGGTTCAGCGTTCTTTAAGTATTCGCTTCTTGGATGGGTGCGCAGACTGGAGTCCTGCTTCAGTGAGATGCTTCCAGCGTCACAGCAGGTGCGATTCAACCCAGAGGAATTCCTGCGAGCAGACCTGATGACCCGTGTTCGTGCGCAGCAAGCGCAGATCATGTCTGGCACGATGACCCCGAACGAGGCTCGAGAGATCGAGAACCGTGAGCCATATCAGGGTGGCGACCAGTTCGTTATGGGTGTTGCTGGCGCACCGATCGCAGGCGTTGAGGGTGGAGACCTGCCAACTCTGGGAACGGATGACCTGCCACCAGAGCGAAGCCTGCGCAATATGCAAACGATTCAGCCCGTTGTTATCAACGAAACTCCGCAAGATATCTCTATCAACCTGCCTGAGCAGCGTGTGAATGTGGAAGCACCGATGGTCACTCTGCAACCGCAAACCATCAATGTGCCTGAGACTGTAGTGAACTTAAACCTTCCTGAACCGAAGATCGTGCGCAGGAAGTTAGAGCGTGACGCTGATGGTCGCATCATGACGATCATCGAAGAAAGGGTTGATGAGTAATGGCTGCAGGTTTGAGTTCCTATCTTGCTAACGCTTGGCTTAATGCGCTTGGCAACAACACTTCGTTCGCTGTAACAACGGTCTATGTGCAACTTCATGTTGGCGATCCGTCATCTACTGGCACAGCAAACACCGCTACCGAGACGACTCGCAAGAGCGCATCATTCTCCGCAGCCTCATCTGGCGCACTCGCATCAGATGCCGATGTGACTTGGACGAACATCGCTGGATCGCAAGACGCCACCTTCTTCTCCGCTTGGGATAACAGCACCTCGGGCAACTTCCTGTTCTCGGGAACGATCTCAGGTAACCCGTACACGGCAGGCGATACCTACACGATCCCTTCAGGCTCTCTGTCTGTTTCACTGACGCTCGCAAGTTGAGATAAGCGATGAGCGTTCAACGCTTCACGCTTGACCAGTCACCGTTAGATGACGAAGCCTATGGGCTAGATGGCGCATCGCCAGCGTTCACGCTTGATACAAATTCGCTGGATCAGGGTGTTCTAGACGGCACAGACTTCACAACCATCGGTGTCGCAACGGCCTCGGCATCACTCACCGCAACTGCCGAAGGCGATGTAACTGTTGTTATTCAGTCGATCGGTGTCGCAGAACTAGGAGCAGCGACAGCCACTGGAAGCGCAACGGTCGCACACACCGCTACAGCCACAGCCACCGCAAGCGCAACCGCTACAGCAACAACCGCAATCACAAACTTTGCAGTAGGGGACGCTCCGCTTGGATCGCTCTCCGCAACCAGCACAGCAGCAGTAACAGTCACTGCTAGTGCAGCCAGCAGTCTTGGCGTCACCAGCGCAGACGCAACAGCCACAGTCATCCATACCGCTACTGCTATCACATCAGCCGATCTCACTTCTACAGCCAGCGCAACCGTTGGATCGATCAATGCAGGGTTCGCTCCGCTAGGTGAAATAACTGCAACCGCCACAGCGATCGTCACCCCAGTCGTCAAGCCTGCTGGAGGTGGCGGAGGAATCAGATGGGTTGATGTTCAACAGCGACCACAACTCAAACCAGAACCGATTGTTCAACCTGAACCAGTCAAGGTTGAAGAACCGAAACCAGTTCTCAAACCGAAACCGAAGCCTGTGCGTGTAGTCTCTAGTGCAGCCTCTGCGGAGTTTGGTGCGCTCACTTCTGGTGCGTTCGCTAACATCTCGTGGGTTGCCGAACTAGACGATCTGGAAGTGTTGGAACTGATATGAAATCAACCGTTGTAACTGTCGGAACAACTCCAACAATTGTGGTGAATCCAGATGACCAGAACCGTTACATCTATGTGCAGATTGTGACCAGCGCAACTATCTACATCGGTGATAGCACCGTGACAACTTCTAATGGTCTGCCATTAGAAAAGCACACTTCACCACACGAGTTCTTCCTTCCCCTTAAGCAGACGATGTATGCGGTAGTTACTTCGCAGGTTGGCACTGCCGATCTTCGAGTAATGACACCAGATGTGGACTAACGATGCCTTACGGAATCTCAGAGAACCAGAACGACTGCCCGAACTGGGCTGCGGTCAAACAAGAGTCTGACGGCTCGTACACCACGCTTGCCTGCTACATCACCAAGCAGGAAGCGATCGACCGAATGATTGCGCAGTCTTTGGCGGAGGAACTTGATCCTTTGGGCGAGGTTGGTGCTGCTCGCCAGATGCATGAGATGCCAGAGATGCCAGAAGAAGAGGAAGAAGAAGAGTCTGACGAGACGCAAGAGATGATCGAGGGCTTGGCAGAGATGCAAGAGATGGGACTGAACCCTCGTCAATTCGTTATGTATGAGACGCTCGAGCAGATCGCTGAAGAGTTTGGTATGTGGAATCAGGGTGCTGGCGCAGACGGTGCGCACTACATGGCAGAGAACCCGTTTGCCAGCGAAGGTATGAACTGCGCCAACTGTGTGTTCTATGAGGGTGGTCGTAAGTGTGAGATCGTTGAAGGGGATATTGCTCCTACTGCTATCTGCAAACTTTGGGTTATTCGAGAAAGCCTGATTCAAACCGAACCTGTCGAAATTGGGCAGCGTGTTGAGGTTCGAAAGGTTGATCTATCTGCACCAGCGTTCATGCGAGCCTCAGCCAAGCGTGGCGTTGCGCTGCATGAGCAAGGCGAGTCGGGTGACGGCCTTATGCCACAGACCGTTGAGGATGCTCGCAAGATGGCTGCAGGACAGATATCCGAAGGCAAGTGGAGAAAGATCGCTCCGTGGATCGCTCGCCACATTGACGACCTTGACGCTGTGCAGGGTGACGAAATCACCGCTGGCTTAGTGGCAATGCTTCTGTGGGGTGGTGGCAGCACTAAAGAATCAGCGAGACGAGCGCAAGCGTATGCTGAGAGAGTTGTGGAAAGATTAGATTCTGGCGAGTAGTGTGAGGCGATTATGACCGATGTGATTCAGTGGATTTCCGCACCAGTTGACGAGAAGCGCACGATTGCTTACTCCAACCTTGAGGTTCGTGCAGAAAATGAAGGTCGCACGATTGTCGGTTATGCAGCAGTGTGGGACTCGCCATCAGAGTTCATGGGCTTCACCGAATATGTGAAGCGTGGTGCTTTCTCTAAGACGCTCAACGATGGTGCTGATGTGCGCCTCCTCATCGATCATGAGGGTGTTCCGCTTGCCCGTTCGAAGAGTGGCACTCTTGCCCTTGAGGAAGATGAGCGTGGCCTGCGTGTTGAGGCCGAACTTGATCCAGCCAACCCTGACGCTGCTCGCATCATCTCCGCTATGAAGCGTGGCGATCTCTCACAGATGTCTTTCGCATTCCGTACCGTCAAGGACTCGTGGAACAACGATCGCACTGTGCGTGAACTTCGAGAGGTGCAACTCTACGATGTGAGCGTTGTGACCTTCCCTGCGTATGAGCAGACGGTGGCAGAGTTGCGCAAGCGTCAAGACACTGTTACGGTAGAGACGGTTTCTACGCTCGCTCTGCGCAAATCGCAGATCGCTGTGCAGAAACTTCGCAGCCGTTAGACAGCCGATCCCTGCAGGATCACTGACCTCCTAACACTGAAGGACAACAACAACCATCTATTGACGACCATTGGAGGTCATCATGTTCAGTAAGTCACTCATTGAAAAGCGTGACGCTGCTCTCGCATCGGCGGAAGCCATTGTCGAGGCTGCGCAGGCCGAGGCTCGTGAACTCACCAAGGAAGAGGATGCTGCCATTGCTGCATCGCTCGATGAGGTTCGTTCGCTTGACGAGCAAATCGCAACCCACTCCGAACTCGAAAAGCGTTCGGCTGAGGCTGCAGAACTCCGCAAGGAGAAGAAGTTTGAGCAGGTCGCTTCGCCAGCAGTCGTCAAGGCTGAGGCTCGCACCTACTCCCCGAACAGCGATCACTCGTTCATCGCTGACGCATACGCTGCACAGTTCAGTGGCGATTTCGCTGCTCGTGAGCGTCTTGCCCGTCACATGAACGAGGAAAAGATCGAACGCCGTGATGTCACCAGCGCAAACTTCGCTGGCCTCATCGTTCCGCAGTACCTGACCGATCTCGCAGCACCATTCGCTCGTGCAGGTCGCCCAACGGCAGATGTTGCTCGCAAGCACCAACTGCCTGCTGCAGGCCTCACGCTGAGCATCAGCAAGGTCACGACTGGTTCTTCGGTCGCAGCACAGACGGAAGGCGCAGCAGTTTCCGAGACGAACATGGACGACACGAAGTTGGACATCTCGGTGAACACCTACGCTGGTCAGCAGAATGTGAGCCGTCAGGCTCTGGAGCGTGGAACGGGCGTTGATTCGCTCGTCATGGCAGACCTCGTGTCGGCCTACCACACTGCGCTCGATGCTGCAGTCGTCAACGAGATCAAGGTTGGCAACGGCAACTCCGTGACCTACACGGATGCCTCGCCATCGGTCGCTGAACTGTACCCAAAGATTCTGGATGCAGTGCAGAAGATTCAGACCTCGTTCTTCGGTGGCCCGAATGTCGTCGTGATGCACCCACGCCGCTTGGCTTTCATCCTCGCAGCAGTGGACACGACCAACCGCCCACTTGCCTTGCCAGTTGGCAACGGCAACTTCAACAGCGTTGCTGTTGGTCAGGGTTCGGTTGTGTACGGAAACAGCGGTTACACGATCGCTGGACTCCCCGTCATCACCGATGCGAATGTCCCGACCGACCTCAACGGCGATCAGGATGCCATCTACATCGGAAGCACTCAGGAACTGCACCTCTGGGAGCAGGGTTCGGGCGAGCCAATGATGCTCCGCTTCGAGCAGCCAAAGGGTGCTGAACTCGATGTTCAGATGATTGTCTACGGTTACAGCGCATTCACCGTGCGTCGTTACCCGAAGGCATGGGCTGAAATCATCGGAACGGGTCTGGCTGCGCCAACCTTCTGAATCTGATTCAGAAAACAATTGCAGTGGTGCTGGTAGTCTCTGGACTGCCAGCACCATTTGCATTTATGGAGAGTGTTTGATGAACAAGATGATTGAGGCACTACTGATCGAGCGTCAGGGCTATGAGCGCAAAGGCCTGAAGGATCGGGTTAAGGCCGTGGATGTGGTGTTGCGTGAGTTGGGTTTTGAGCAGGGTTCTGTTGAGGTTGCTGCTGTTGAGCCTGAAGAGAGGGCTGTTGTGAAGAAGGCTGCACGAAAGCGCAAGGTCTGATATGGCTATCACGAACGGTTACGCAACGCTTGCCGAGGTGAAGGCTGCACTGCGTTTGACGGACAGCGTGGACGACACGCTCCTTGAGCGAGCAGTTGAGTCTGCTTCACGCAGAATTGATGGGTACTGCGGTCGCTGGTTCTACAAGACCTCCGCAACAGCAGTGAACATCTACCCGATCAACGAATATCTGGTGGCCTTCCCAGACGATGTTTCCAACACAAGCATCACTATCAAGATCGATACAAACGCTGACGGTACTTACGCCACAACGCTCACGCAGGGTGTGGACTACATCCTCGAGCCAACAGACGCTGCGCTTCGAGGCTACCCATACACTCACGCCCGTATGGTTGGCGGACAGACCTTTCCCCTCGAGGTCACACCTTCGTTCCCAACAGTTCAAGTAACTGCCCAGTGGGGATGGAACGCTGTGCCATCTGATGTAAATCAGGCCTGCGTCCTTCTCGCTATGCGACAGTTCGCTCGCCTCAACGCTGCGCTCGGCGTGGTCGGTTTCGCAGACATGGCTATCACGGTTCGTGCGGTCGATCCCGATGTGCGAGACCTGCTCAACCAGTATGTGAAGTTCGGTGTGATCTGATGGCAGCAACTGTCTCTCAGGTCGCTACAGGGCTGGCAGCGAGGCTTGGCACGATCTCAGGTTTGCGCACCTTCACCTATCAGCCAGAGCAACTCAACCCACCTTTCGCTTTCCCTGTGCTTAACGGAGTCCGTTATCACGCTGCGTATCAGGGTGGCGATGTGGTTATGGACTGGACTGTGAATGTTGTGCTTGGTCGCTATCTGGATCGAACCGCACACGCAGCGTTGGATGGGTATTTGTCTTACAGTGGTGCGACCAGCGTCCGAGCAGCACTGGAGGGTGATCTGACGCTAGGTGGCGTGGCACAGACTTTGGTAGTACCATCTGGTGCAGACATAACAAGCCTTAGTGCTGGAGAGGCAGAGTTCCTGCAGATCCAGTTCTCGGTCATCGTTCACGCATAAGGAAGCAACATGGCAACTTACAAAGTTCTGAGTGACAACTTCTCTCTCGGTAAAGAGGGTGAAACTGTGGACAGCAAGGTGCTGGACGGGTGTAATGTTGAGGCGTTGATTGAGGCAGGTCATCTTGCTGAAGTCGCAGGTAAAGTTTCTAAGCAAGCATCGAGCGAACAGGACAAGTAATCATGGCAAAGGTCGTACTCACTAACGCAAGCATCACGATCAACTCTGTTGATCTCAGCACCTACGCCAACAATGTTGAGTTGGTCTACGAAGTCGATTCTGTCGAGTCAACGGCGTTCGGTTCTGGCGGACACACCTTCGTTGGTGGGTTGCAGAATGTGTCCTGCAACATCGATCTGATGCAGGATTTCGCAGCCACAAAGGTCGAGGCAACGATCTATCCTCTGGTCGGCACGACCACGACCGTTGTCATCAAGGCTGACTCTGGTGCGGTCTCGGCAACGAATCCGTCCTACACGATCACTGGGGCATTCTTGGCCTCGCACACACCTGTGGCAGCAGCCGTTGGTGAGATGGCGATGACCTCGCTGTCGTTCACTGGTGGAACGCTCGCTAAGGCAACCACCTGATAATTTCATTCAGTAACAACTAGAAGGAGAAGCGCATGAAGATTGCGTTGAAGGTTGTGTTCAATGACGGAACTACACAGGCTTGTGATGCTGTGTTCGCTGACTTTGTGGCTTTCGAGCGCACATGGACTCGAAGCGTTGCGAAACTCGAGCAGGACTTGAGGATCACTGATCTGGCTTGGCTGTGCTGGCATTCGCTCACTCGCACCCGTAAGACCGCTTTGAAGTTTGATCCAGACTGGATTAACACGGTGGAGACGGTTGAGATCCGTGAGGAAGAACCTCAGGAGAAAACGGTTGAGCAGTTGATGGGGCGTGATACCCCAAACTCGGAGCAGACTCCACCCATTGGCTAATTGCGCACCTTGCGCATGAGTTCCATATCCCACCTTCGTCTCTCTACGAAGAGAGCGATGCGATGATTCAGGTGATGCTCGCCTATTTGAAGCAGCGCAACGAAGGCATCAGGAGAGCGCAACGCAGGGGATAGTATCCTTTGCCTTATGGCTAGCGATCGCATCAGCATTGAGGTTTATGGTGTGGCTGAAGCCATCAAAGAACTACGCAACCTTGAGCCAGAAACCTACAAACGGCTTACTAGCGATCTGCGAACCTCTGCTGTTCCCGTTGCCCGTGCGGTCGGCAGCGAGTTCCCTGACGAGCCACTGCTCAATTGGGGTGGTACTGGTGAGCGAGGCAAGAACAGGTTTCCTTCCTACAACGCAGCCCAGTCAAAGGCACAGGTCAAGCCTGCTGTCTCAACACGCAAGCCGAGAGCAGCCAGCACCTACGGTATCTTGAGGCTTCAGCAGATGAGTCCTGCAGGCCAAATCTATGACTCGGCTGGATCGGTTACGAGAGCCAGCAAAGAGACGGTCGGTGGAAAGTTCATCATGAACTTGGATAAGCATCTGCGTACCAAGAGCAAGCAGGGCAGGAGTCGTTCTCGTGTGATGTATCCTGCTACGGAGAAACATCTGCCAATGCTGCTCCCTGCTATTCAAGAGTCTGTGGATCGCACTGGCAAAATCATTGAGCGAAACATCAACCAGTAAGGAAGAGCGATGGCTGTCGGCGTAAATATTGTCAGTCAATTTGACGCTAAAGGAATCACTAAGGCGATCAAGGATTTCAAGGCTCTTCAGGGTGCAGGCAATAAGGCGACCTACGGGTTGCGCACTTTGGATAAGGCAGCCACGAATATGGCTGTCGGTTTGGCGAAGGTTGCTGCTGCTGGTGCTGCTGTCGCTGGTGCGATCGGTTACAAGTTGGCTGCTGCAGCGTATGAGTCGCAGAAGGTTATGGCTCAGACGGAGGCGATTGTTAAGTCTACGGGTGGTGCTGCTGGCGTAACCGCTAAGCAGGTTGCTGCGCTGTCGGAACAGTTATCGATGCAGATCGGTGTCGATGACGAGTTGATCCAGAAGTCTGCGAACCTTCTGTTGACCTTTAAGCAGGTTCAGAATCAGGTCGGTGAAGGTAACCAGATTTTCAATAGGGCTGTTACTGCTGCACAGGATTTGGGAAATGTGTTCGGTTCTGCTGACGCTGCAGCAATGCAGTTGGGCAAGGCGTTAAGCGATCCAGAGAAGGGCATCACCGCTTTGCGTAGGGCTGGTATCAACTTTACCGAGTCTCAAAAGGAGCAGATCAAGACACTGGTTGCGTCAGGTAACACGCTGGAAGCACAGAAGTTGATTCTGGCTGAGGTTGAGTCGCAGGTTGGTGGTACTGCTGCAGCGTCTGCTACGGCCTTTGATCGGATGCGTGTCGCTGTCGGCAATGTGGCAGAGCGATTTGGTGCGCTGCTCATCCCGTACATTGAGCGTTTCGCAAACTTTGTGATCGACAGTGTCGTTCCATACATGAACCGTCTGGCGGATGTGATTGGGGAGGATGGTCTTGGTGCAGGTATCAAGATGCTGGCCTCGGACTTCCTGAAGTTCACAGGCAATATGGGTGCGTTGGGGAACACGATTCTGACGGTTGTTGCAGCCTTTACTGCGCTTCGTCTTGTTGCTATCGCAGCAACTATCTCTCAAACGATGTTTAATACTGCGCTACTGGCTAACCCGATCGGAATTGTTGTGGCATCGGTTATCGCACTCGGTGTGGCGGTCGCTGCCCTTTACATCAAGTTCGAGGGTGTCCGTAAGGTGGTGAACTCGGTATTCAACTTCATGATCGGGATGGTGCAGAACTTCCTCAATGCGTGGATCAACTTCATTAACCTCGCAATCAAGGGCATCAACCTGCTGATCAAGGCAGCAAACTTCTTCGGCGCAGACATTGAAGAGATCGGTGAGATCGGTGAGTTGGCGTTCGGTCGTATCGGTGCTGCAGCCACGAACGCCAAGAAGAAGATCGGTGGTGTTGCTGAGGTTGCTGGTGCGATGGCAGAGAAGGAGGGTGGCGTAGGCCAGATGATTAAGAAGTTAGACCTCGCCAAGCAGTCGATGAATGAACTCGGTGGTTCTACTGGTGGCGTGACGAAGGCGGTGGAGACCGCTAAAGAGAAGTTGCAGAAGTATGTGGATGCTCTGAAGGGTTTGACTTCTGCCCAGCGTGGTGTGCGTGACGCTAATAAAGCCACCCAGAAGGCCGATCAGGATTTGATGGCAGCAAAGCAGAAATTGGCTCAGGCACAGGAGAACTTCAACCGTGTCATCTCAGGCACTGGTTCCGACTCAGATGAGGCTCGTGACGCTCAGACCAAGTTGGCTCGAGCGCAACGCAATCTGGAGCGTTCTGGTTACGATGTCGAAGCAGCCGTGTATGCCGTTAAGGATGCGGAGAAGGAACTTGCCGACCTGCGCAAAGACCCGACCGCCTCTGCGCAGGCTATTCGTGAAGCGGAAATCAAACTGGCTGAAGCCAAGTTGCGTGTGGCTGATGCGAATGATGCTCAGGCTGAAGCAACAAGGGATTTGCAGGAGGCACAGCAGAGCCTTGATGAAACTGTGAACGGTGCAAAGGAAGGAAGTGACCGTTACAAGGAAGCATTGGATCGGTTGAATGACGCTAAGGCTGCGCAAGTTGATGCGTCTGAGCGTGTCACGGATGCGCTCGAGCGTGAGAAGGATGCGGTGGATCGCTTGCGTGAGGCTGAAGAGAAGTTGGCTGAGGTGCGCAAGACAACCCCTGCAACGATTATTACTCAGGCCGAGACACAGATTTCTGGTGGCACGACTAGTGGGAATGCTGGCAGTGGTCTGGTTATTCGTACTGGAGGTGGGCAGGCCATTCCAGCAAGCCTGTTCGGTGGTGGCTCAGCGATACGAGATCGGATGCTTGATCTCATCCCGTTCGCTAAGGGTGGCATCGTGACTGCACCTACTGTTGGTCTGGTGGGTGAGGCAGGTAGTGAGGCGATCATTCCGTTGGATCGTCTGGGTTCAGGAATGACTGTGAATGTGACTATCAATGCTGGTATGGGTGTTGATCCTGCTGTGGTTGGTGATGAGATTGTGAATGTGTTGCAGCGTTACAACAGGCGGAATGGTGCGTTGCCACTGAAGGTTGCATAATGGCTACAACGCTGGCGTGGGGTGAGCAGATCACCGTTCTGATGGAGTTGG